TTAATCAAATATGTTCATAGCTTGATGTTTTTTATCAGTATATAAATGAGAGTACGTTTGAATTGTTTCTGTAATGTTAGAGTGCCTCATTAATTCCATTAATAAATACATATCTACACCATTATTAATTAAATAGCTTGCGTACGAGTGTCTTAAATGGTGTATTTTTAGATTCGGGAATACAGATTTAAAATGATACGAATAGGTAACGTATCTAATAGGTTCTAACCCCCCGAATATAAAATAGTTTTCGTCAAAATATTTATATCTTTTAGAAGATTCATTATACATGTTTTTAAGCATCTCTCTAATTAATTTTGGTACAGGTATTATCCCTTTAGAACTTTCTTTTTTTAGATTATATTCAATTTCTCTATTACTTAAATTGATTTTCTTATTTACGTCAATTTCGCCTTTTATTTTATCGTAATCTTTCCACTGCAAAGCTAAAGCTTCTCCTATTCTAAGACCAGAATAAAATAACAGTCTAGTTAGCTGACGAGAAGTATCATTTGTGATTTGTTCTACTTTTTCATCAAATTCTTCACGAGTGATAAATTTAGCTTGTGGTTTTGTTCTGGGAATAGGAGTTACCGATAATGTGGGGTCGTATAAGAGCTTGTAATGCTTTTTGGCGTAATTGATAACTGCTTTAAAACCTGCCCACACAGATCGTGCATAGTCAACAGAAAGACCTGCATCGTTTAACAAATAATTCCTGAAAGCAGTACATTGCGTAGTAGTGATTTTGCCAATAGGGATATTTCCGAACCTTTCTTTTATGTGAGTATTATATTCTGTAGTTCGCTTTTCTATTGAGCGTGCAGAAAGATTTTCATTTTTTAAACGATTAAAAAATATATATTCAAAGGGTTGATTGTCCGAGTATCCATATTTAACATTTTGTATAAATTCGCTTTCAGCTAGTTTGGCATCTTTCTTACGTTCAAACCCACGCTTCATTTTTCGTTTGTTATTACCGTATACATCTTTATATCTAATGGAAAAATACCATTTACCTGTATTATCATCCTTATATACTGGCATTTTGCTTTTCCCTCCTCAAAATTGGCAAAAAATAATAAGGGTAGGCGGGCTACCCGTGATTTTAGTACTAGCTACTAAATGTGATATAATAAAATAAAAAGTAGGTGATGAAATGTGTGTAAAATTTACTGACGCAGAAATAGCTTATATAAAAGAATCAGTTGAAAATTATAGTAGTGAATTTGATATTTATGACGATGAACAAGAACTTAAATTAAAAATTTATGAACAAATTATGTTAAAAATCAAATCTGAATACAAGGATACCTATTTATTCCGTCTTATTAATTGATTTGGTATATTCTCTTAATATTTTTTCGTTTTCATCAACAATGTCTTTTAGTGTGTTTAAAAGAAAGTCACAATCACCTTTGGCTACTGCACCAGCTTGTGAATGGTTGATTATGTTTCTCATACTATACGCAATTTCTACCCGTTTTTTGGTTCTATAATTTACTTTACCTTCTTTAGTTAATTCTCCTAATAATTTTGTGTACATAGTTGAATCGGTGTCTTTATGTTTGATTTTATTAACTTTTTTTAATTTGATTAAAAACGTTTCTATAGCAACAGCAAAGGTTGCTGCAGCTGGCAAATACAATTCCCTTTTATAAGCTTGTAATCCTTGTTCTATTTGATAAGAAAAAGTTATATCATCAACAATCTCTTTCATACTATTTAAATCTAAGTGGTTGAACGGTTGTATTTCATCATGTACTTTGTTTATCAATCTTTCTTTCGACTTCGATATCAATGTATTGTAATGATCGTTAGCTAATCTTTTGCCATAATTAAAAAATAAATCTAAATTGTTTTGTAATATTACGGTCCCGATATATTTTCCGTAGTAAATAGATGTGTAATAAATGTAATTATTAAAATCTAATAATCCGGATTGTTCTTCTACATACTTTTTAGAATCATATATGTATGAAGTAAAGTGTTTAGACAAATATTTGATATCAATATTACGAAAATTATATATTTCTTTTAATTTACTGTCATTTGAGATAACGACGATGCAAGGTTCTTCAAAAAAAGATTGATTTAGATAAAATATCGAAATCTTGTAATCGTCTTTTCTCATGAATGGGAAAGCTTCTGGATTGCTACTAAACTGATAATTGTATCTGTTTTCAACTACATATTTGTAGCCTTCTAAAAATTTACGCAAGTATTCTTTTAAAGTTTTATTCTCTTCCATCCCTCATCCTCCTCACGCCACATAGGCGCTATTAATCTTCCTTCTTTCTTATTGAAAAAATAAAAAAGATGATTGGGATGCTTAACATTAATGGAAAAAATATGACTATTGGTAATGACAGTACCGCCATATATAAGAAGAATTTATCAAAATTATATTTTCTCATTTTCATTTCTCCTTTGTTTATATTTATATTAAAGCTCCATACAGGCGCTATTAATCAATGCCTAATAATTGTTGTTTTTTCTTATCGAACTCTTCTTGAGAGAGTACTCCGGCGTCTAATAATTCTTTATATTTTATTAATTCGTCAGCAACAGAAAAACTCGTTTTTTCAGAATTGGATGGTTTCATAGAACTTTCACGAATAGAGATTTGTTCTTGTATTGTTTCTGCCATTCTAGATACAGTATTTTTTGTTATGCTACCTATAGTGATGCTTGATGAACCGTGATGTATAATTATTTCGCCAAAAAGAAGTCCTTTTTTATACGAAACGGAATTGATTTTCTCGAATGGAAATTCATGAAATTTCAAACCGTATATCATCCCTTTATCTAAGAATAACAATCTTAGATCAGTACATACTATTAAGTAGGTATTATTATTGTATAATCCCGAAGTTACATACATTATGTTCTCGTTATCTTTTAAAATCATAGGTAGTTCTTTCACTTCTTTTTTTGTACCAAACAAATCCTCGACTCCTATTTCGTTAAATCTTTGGTAAATTTTAGATAAGTTTTCGTCAGATTTATTGATTTCACTTTCAAATCTCACTTCTTTTCTAGGTTTGCTTTGATATTCTTTTAAAATTTCTCTTTTATCTTCAATAGATAGTTGCTTGTATTGTTTCTTTTCTTCTTTTGTTTTAGTGGCTAAATATTGACTTTCAATCATACTTTCTTTGAATGTTAATCTGTTTTTAAGTAATTCTTTCATTTTTTATTTCTCCTTTATTTTTTGATTGTTAAATTGTTAGATCATAAACATATTTAAATTCATTTATAAAATCAGATTTGCTTTCCATTTTCTCTTCTAAAAAACTTAAGTAGTTTTCTGGATGGTAACTTTCGTTACTTGACATATAGTCGTTTAATCCATTGTGTATATGTCTTCTGATTACTTTTATCGCTATACGGGTCGCTTGTAAACTCATTTGATACTTATATGAAATTTGCTCAATATTAAAGTTATCTATATATTTGTATCTTATATGTAAAGGAAACAATAAACATGAAGCAAATGAGTTTGCTTCATATTCTTCAGCAATTCTTCTATAATAATCTTTATATGTGAATGTTTTGTTTAAATTAACTCCAGTATGTCCCATTACAAAATGACCATATTCATGAGCTAAAGTAAACCTTAGACGATTCATAGGCAGTGAATCGTTATAAACTATAATCGCTTTATCTCCTTTTCTAATATGAAACGCTTCTTCTGAACCGAAAATTGAAGGTATTTTAAAATATAAAGTGCCAGTATTCTGAGAAAATTCAGAGAAAGTCACTAATTTAATACGTTTATCTTTTGAGATGATTTCAAATATATCTAAAGGAAAAGATAAGTTATATAGACCATTTGTTATCTCATAAACTGCTTTCGCAGATTTTAAAAAAGATTTTTCATAATTTAATTTCAATTAAAAAGCCCCTTTGTTACTTAGTTAAATCATCCCAATCATCAAACATTGCTTCTAATATAGTCAAAGCTTTTTGTCTTTGTGCCTCCGTCATATTCTCTGTAGCTCTATGCATAATAAGAATATCTTCGTTTTTATCTTCTCCGGAATACTCATCTTTTTCTCTACCTAATAAGTAATCGACTGATACATCAAAGTGATCGGCAATTTTTTGCACCTTATCAATACCTGGTTTGGTTTTCTCCCATCTTCTGATTTGTCCGTTTGAAAACCCTAAAGTTCTCTCTAATTCAGCAAAAGTTATACCTTTTGAATTGCACAAATTACGGATTCTTTGTACTAAATTCATAAATTTCTCCTATCACAGATTAACTTTTTTGCTATTATTGTTGACAATTAGCATAAAAGTTAATATACTGTATTTAAGCTTTAAATTTAGCTTATTAAACACATAACAATTATTCGTTGGGGAACGAGTATTTAAAGCCTTTATGACAGACGTTGCGAATTGTTATAGGTCTATTAAACTATGCTTAAATATTAGCATAAAAGTTATCGTTGTTCAATAGATAATTTATTTGCTTAGAAAAAATGTTATAGGAGGTGCTAATATGTCGACAACTGATTTCGGTTTGAAAGTGAGAACAGAGTTATTAAAACGTGACATGACAAACAAGCAACTTGCAGAAATGTTAGAAATTTCAAGTGCTTACTTATCAGACATTTTACGTGGACGTAGAGACGCATTTGAACAAAAGAAACGCATTGCGAGAATTTTAGAAATTAAAGAAGAGGTGAAGAGTTAATGAATGAAATTAAAACTTTCAGTAACGATATGTTTTCAATCTTAATCAAACAAGATAATGAAAATAATTTATTCGATTTGGAAACTGTCGCAAAAAGTTTGGGGTTCACTCAGTTTAAAAATGGCAAGCAATATATTCGTTGGGAAACTATCAATAAATATTTAGGTAAATATCTTTCCCAAGAAGTTGGGAAAGGTGATTTCATACCAGAAGCAATGGTTTATAAGTTGGCTTTTAAAGCAGGTAATTCAACAGCAGAAAAATTTCAAGATTGGTTAGCAATGGAAGTTTTACCTGCCATTCGAAAACACGGCATCTACGCAACGGACAATGTAATTGAACAAACATTAAAAGATCCAGACTACATCATTACAGTGTTGACTGAGTATAAGAAAGAAAAAGAGCAAAACTTACTTTTACAACAAGAAATCGGAGAACTAAAACCCAAAGCAGACTATGTAGATGAAATCTTAAAGTCAACTGGAACATTAGCTACAACTCAAATCGCGGCAGACTACGGTATATCAGCACAAAAGTTAAACAAACTACTACACGAAGCTAGATTACAACGAAAAGTGAATAAACAGTGGGTGCTTTACTCAGAACACATGGGCAAGAGTTACACAGAATCAGACACTATACCAATTGTACGCTCTGACGGTAGAGAAGACACAGTTTTACAAACTAGATGGACACAAAAAGGTAGATTGAAAATACATGAAATCATGACTGAATTCGGTTATGAAGCTAACGTAACTGCTTAACAGGAGGGCGCAGCAAATGGAAGATCAAAACAAAAAAGTCATTTATTACTACTATGACGAAGCAGGTAATAGACAACTATTATCAATTGGAGATTTGAATCTCTATTTATTAAAAGATATTAAATCAAGATTTGGTTTATATAAAAAACAAATCCCTGATTTAGATAATCTGTTCGTTCAAATAGACGGTGTTGAATTTAAAGTACTATAACCCGAGCAATGCACCTCTTAAACAACATTATACACGAAAGGAGCATAAACAAATGAACACACTATACAAAACAACCTTCCTCATCACAATGGCAGTTGCGACTTGGAAGGTTTGGAAGATTGAGAAAAACACAAGATTTAAACTTAGAAATTTTGATTATCCAAAAATTAATAATGCTCAGAGCAAATCATTGTTGGATATTGCTAGTCACGATTTAAAAGATATTTAACTGTATTCAAAATTTTCATATCTTGTTGAGCTTTTAAGCTTTCGTATAAAGCTATTGAATAAATAATTTCGTAAGATACGTTTTCAGGAGCATCTTCTTTCAACTTATTTATTCTATCTCTAAAAAAGTCACTGTCACCACCGAATTCTTTTTCGGCTTGATTACTAAGTTCACCAAAGAAATTTTGAAAATCATTAAATTCCATACTTATCACCTCCTTTCACTAGGAGATAACTAAATTATACACAACACAAAAATAAAAAGGAGGAATAGATATGATAAAAAATAGTTTGCAAGCTAAAGAACTTGCAGTAATTTTATCTGTTTCTAAATCCAAAGCAGGACAAATAATAAGAGAACTGAATAAAGAGCTTGAAGACGAAGGTTACATTGCGATTCGAGGCAGAATACCAGTCCAATTAGCTAGAGAAAAATTCCCTTATCACGGCTTGTCAGACGAGAGAATAATGGAGGCGTTGAAAAAAGAAAATGAGTAACATTTATAAAAGCTATCTATTAGCAGTATTATGCTTCACAGTCTTAGCGATTGTACTCATGCCGTTTCTATACTTCACTACAGCGTGGTCAATTGCGGGATTCGCAAGTATCGCAACATTCATATTTTATAAAGAATACTTTTATGAAGAATAAAAAAACTGCTACTTGCGCCAACAAGTAACAGTATCAAACAAAACACTTAAGAAAAAATTCATGTTCAATATAAAACGAAAAACGGAGGAAGTCAAGATGTATTACGAAATAGGCGAAATCATACGCAAAAATATTCATGTTAACGGATTCGATTTTAAAATATTCATTTTAAAAGGTCATATGGGCATATCAATACAAGTTAAAGATATGAACAACGTACCAATTAAACATGCTTATGTCGTAGATGAGAATGACTTAGATATGGCATCAGACTTATTTAACCAAACAATAGATGAATGGATTGAAGAGAACACAGACGAGCAGGACAGACTAATTAACTTAGTCATGAGATGGTAGGAGGTCGCTATGAAGCAGACTGTAACTTATATCATTCGTCATAGGGATATGCCAATTTATATAACTAACAAACCAACCGATAACAATTCAGATATTAGTTACTCCACAAATAGAAATAGAGCTAGGGAGTTTAACGGTATGGAAGAAGCGAGTATCAATATGGATTACCACAAAGCAATCAAGAAAACAGTGACAGAAACTATTGAGTACGAGGAGGTAGAACATGACTGAACAAACATTATTCGAACAGTTGAACAGTAAAAACGTGAATGATCATACAGAACAAAAAAATGGATTAACTTATCTAGCATGGTCATATGCACATCAAGAGTTAAAAAAGATTGACCCTAACTACACAGTAAAAGTGCACGAGTTTCCACATCCGGATATTAGCACAGAAAACTATTTTGTACCTTATTTGGCTACACCAGAAGGCTACTTTGTACAGGTATCTGTGACTGTGAAAGATAGTACAGAAACTGAATGGCTTCCAGTATTAGACTTTAGAAATAAATCGCTTGCTAAAGGTAGTGCAACAACTTTTGATATCAACAAAGCGCAAAAACGATGTTTCGTTAAAGCTTCGGCTTTACACGGGTTAGGTTTATATATCTACAACGGCGAGGAACTTCCAAGTGCAAGTGACAATGATATTACAGAACTAGAGGAGCGTATTAACCAGTTTGTGAACTTATCTCAAGAAAAAGGTCGAGATGCAACTATCGACAAAACGATGAGATGGCTAAAAATCTCTAACATTAATAAATTGAGTCAAAAACAAATCGCAGAAGCACACCAAAAATTAGATGCGGGATTAAAACAATTGGATAGCGAGGAGAAACAATAATGATTAACAGAACAGTATTAGTAGGACGCTTAACAAAAGACCCAGAACTAAGAAGCACACCAAACGGCGTAAATGTAGGGACATTCACATTAGCAGTAAACAGAACATTTACGAACGCTCAAGGCGAGCGTGAAGCAGACTTTATAAACGTAGTAGTGTTCAAGAAACAAGCTGAAAATGTTGAAAGATACCTTTCTAAAGGGTCGCTGGCAGGTGTAGACGGACGACTACAAACACGTAGCTACGAAAACAAAGACGGGCAACGTGTATTTGTGACAGAAGTAGTAGCGGACAGTGTTCAATTCTTAGAACCGAAGAGTAACAACCAACAACAGAACAATTCATATAACGCACCACAGAATAGACAACAAAATAATCCGTTCGCTAATGCTAATGGTCCAATAGAAATTGCTGATGATGATTTACCGTTCTAGGACGTGATTAAATGGCTCAAATCAAAAATTATATCACTCAAGATGACGGCACAACAACGGTCGTTATCGAGGGTGCCGAGCTAGGAGACAAAGAAACGTTATTACTAGATAACGGCTACAAAGTCGAATGTGATTTACGAATCGAAGACCCGTTCAAAATAACAGACAAGCAACGAAGAAAAATATTTGCGCTTTGTAACGACATAGAGAGCCACACAGGGCAACCGCGTGACTATATGAGGTATTTGTTCCAAGAATATGTAACGGTTCTGTATGGCTACGACAAGAGCATTTCGTTAAGTGACTGTACACGGATGCAAGCGAATCAAATTATCGAGGTAACACTCGATTGGATATTTCACAATGACATACCGCTTAGCTACAAAACAAGCGACTTGCTGAAACAAGATAAATCATTCTTATACTGGTCAACTATCAACCGCAACTGTGTAATATGCGGAAAGCCTCACGCAGACCTGGCACATTATGAAGCAGTCGGCAGAGGCATGAACAGAAACAAAATGAACCACTATGACAAACATGTATTAGCGTTATGTCGCGAACATCACAACGAGCAACATGCGATTGGCGTTAAGTCGTTTGATGATAAATATCACTTGCATGACTCGTGGCTAAAAGTTGATGAGAGACTCAATAAAATGCTGAAAGGAGAAAACAATGGGAGAAGTATCGTGGATAAAACTTAAAGTTGGCATGTTTGATGACAGCAAAATCAAATATATCGAAGCTTTACCCGAAAGAGATACGATCATAACTATTTGGGTTAAGTTACTAACTTTATCAGGAAAGTACAATGAACAAGGTTATATTATGCTATCCGAAAACTTGCCGTACAACGAAGAAATGTTAGCAAATGAATTTAATAGACCTATTAACTCAATAAGGTTAGCAATTCAAACTTTTGAGACATTGGGCATGATTGAAAAAGTTAATGGTGTCATAAAAGTGACAAACTGGGAGAAGCATCAAAGCTTAGATAGCAAAGCTAAGCATAAAGAAAAAAATAAATTGCGACAACAACGCTATCGTGAGAAACAGAAAAAGTTACTAGAAGCAAAACGTAACGTTACCGTAACGTTACGTAACGATACAGAAGAAGAAGAAGAAAGAGAAGAAGAAAGAGAAGGAGAAAAAGAAGAAGAATATAAGAATAAAGAAGAAGAAAGAGAAGCCGTCTTCTCATCTTCAATAAAATATATAATTGCAAATTTGGATGATAAGTTAACACCTAATCAAATGGAACAATTAGGGTTTGCTATTGATGATATAGGTACAAACGCTTTTGAAGTTGTAAAAGTAGGTGTTGAGTACACTAAAAGCAAAAGTGCGCATGGTGGCTATTTAATTAAAGTTTTAAACAACTGGGCTAAAGAGAATGTCAAAACAAAAGAAGATGCAGAAAATAAAATAGCACCTAGAAAAAATACTACTGATGATGTCATTGCACAAATGGAAAAAGAATTGAGTGATGACTAATGCCGATGAGCAAAACACAAGCATTAGAAATTATTAAAAAAGTTAGGTACGTATACAACATTGATTTTGATAAACCGAAGTTAGAAATGTGGATTGATGTATTAAGTCAAAATGGAGATTATCAACCAACTGTAAAAGCGGTAGATGTTTATATCAACAGTAACAACCCGTACCCGCCTAACTTACCAGCAATCATGCGTAAGGAACCTAAAAAAGTATCTATCGAGCCAGTAGATAACGAAACCGCTACACACCAATGGAAAATGCAGAATGACCCCGAATATGTCAGACAAAGAAAAATAGCGCTAGATAAGTTCATGAATAAGTTGGCAGAATTTGGGGGCGAAAACGAATGAATTACGGACAATTCGAAATTGAAAGTACAATAATCGCTACGCTACTTAAACAACCGGACGTATTAGAAAAGATAAGAGTTAAAGATTACATGTTTACGAACGAAAAGTTTAAAACCTTTTTCAATTATGTAATGGACGTCGGAAAGATAGATCATCAAGAAATCTATTTAAAAGCAACTAAAGATAAAGAATTTTTAGATGCAGATACTATAACTAAACTTTACAACTCCGATTTCATTGGATACGGCTTCTTTGAACGTTATCAACAAGAATTATTGGAAAGTTATCAGCTCAACAAAGCTAACGAATTAGTAACTGAGTTCAAACAACAACCTACGAACCAAAACTTTAACAACTTGATTGATGAACTCAAGGATTTAAAAACAATTACTAACAAAAAAGAAGATGGAACCAAGAAGTTTGTTGAGGAGTTTGTTGAAGAGTTATACAGCGATAGCCCTAAGAAGCAAATTAAGACGGGTTACAAGCTAATGGATTACAAAATAGGGGGATTAGAACCATCACAATTAATCGTCATCGCAGCGCGTCCCTCAGTGGGTAAGACAGGTTTTGCATTAAACATGATGCTGAACATAGCACAAAATGGATACAAAACATCTTTCTTTAGTCTTGAAACAACTGGCACATCAGTATTGAAACGTATGTTATCAACAATTACTGGTATTGAGTTAACAAAGATAAAAGAAATCAGGAACTTAACGCCGGATGACTTAACAAAGTTAACGAATGCGATGGATAAAATCATGAAATTAGGTATTGATATTTCTGATAAAAGTAATATCACACCGCAAGATGTGCGAGCACAAGCAATGAGGCATTCAGACGGGCAACAAGTTATTTTTATAGATTACCTTCAACTGATGGATACTGATGCGAAAGTTGATAGACGTGTAGCAGTAGAAAAGATATCACGTGACTTAAAGATAATCGCTAATGAGACAGGCGCAATCATCGTACTACTTTCACAACTGAATCGTGGTGTCGAGTCTAGACAGGATAAAAGACCAATGCTATCGGACATGAAAGAATCAGGCGGAATAGAAGCAGATGCGAGTTTAGCGATGCTACTTTATCGCGATGATTATTATAACCGTGACGAAGATGACAGTATTACAGGCAAGTCTATTGTTGAATGTAACATAGCTAAAAACAAAGACGGCGAAACTGGAGTAATTGAATTTGAGTATTACAAGAAGACGCAGAGGTTTTTCACATGAACATCATGCAATTCAAAAGCTTATTGAGATCGATGTATGAAGAGACAAAGCAAAACGACCCGATTGTAGCAAATGTATATATCGAGACTGGTTGGGCAGTCAACAGATTGTTAGACAATAACGAGTTATCGCCTTTCGATGATTACGACAGAGTTGAAGAGAAAATTATGAATGAAATCAATTGGAAGAAAACGCACATTAAGGAGTGTTAAAAATGCCGAAAGAAAAATATTACTTATACCGAGAAGATGGCACGGAAGATATTAAGGTCATCAAGTATAAAGACAACGTA